AATTCCAGATTTTGCAGACCAAGGAGTTTTTTGGTCAAAGTATACAGTCTCAGTTGTTCCCGCACTTCCATCTTCTTTGTAACATCTTAGTGGAAAGAAAACTGTAGTATTTGCAGGCCGCGGCATTTGTCCTGTTCTGTTGTGTGACTTCCAATCATCACCTAGATAGTTTTCACCATCATTGTGTATATGAATTGGTTCTTTGTAATACCCATACCTACCTTGAGTATTTGGTTCATATCCAATAATTGGTTTTAGAATTTCATTGAAAAGTTTCGCCGCATTAGCCTTTTCATCTTCAGTGAAAAATTCTAAATTAGTATGACCTTGCATCGAACTACTCATTTCATCTATTGGCATTCCACTGTCAGATATTTTTCTATATCCTAAATAATTTTCATTTTTTTTGAATGCGTATTCTCTGGTTCGATTTAAGAGTTGCAAGTCTTCTTCTAAATTTATTAGATTATCAATTACTGACAAAGAAACATCTGCATAATGAAACATGTTATCACTCATCTTCACCCGTCACTGGATTGTGAGTCTTCGCATCTTCAAAGAAAGAATGAACCTCATTGAAACCAAAATCATCGTCTGCATCAGCACTCGTTGGGTCTGGTGTAACAGTAAGTCTCTGTTGACGTTTGGGTGCTTGATCCGGCATATCAGTGTATGCATCAATCTGTACTGTCTTGATAACCTTACTGGATGTAACAGGACCATAGAGATAAAACTTACATGAGAAGGACATTGTGTAAATAATAGCTCGACGGGTTGTAAAGTCTCCCTGATAATCATCCTCATAAGAAATACTATTGAGAATGACAGGAATATCTTTTTTAACACCCATATCTGCGTTATCATTCATTGTGATTGTATAGTCTGGTTGAAAGTACGGAAGAATTTGTTCAACAATTTGTAGAGCATCATCAGATTGTTTTGCAAGAATGTAAAGTTCAAAATCAATATTATAAGGAACAGGCATATATTGTGTGTCTAGCTGGTCTGCCTTATCGCCTTTAACTTTTTTAAACTTCTGAACACGATTTAGTTTTCGGCCAGGATCATAAGTAAGACCAGTAATCTCAAAACCAATACGCGGTAAAGTAACGGCAGCTGCTTTACTAAGGTCTGCATCATCATTCAGTCGAACAAGAAACTTCTGCCTTGGACCATAGGCCAAAGGAACCTTCATGGTCTGTTGAATTACACCAGAGTTATCCTTACGAACTAACTGAATATTATTAAAAATTGTTCCGAAACCAACAACGATGTTGCGTATTGTTTCGTGATAAAATTGTTGTCCTAGCATTAATCTGCACTCCCTGCATCACCAAATGGATTCGATTCACTGAAGTCCAGTATCGTATCATCTAATGTTTCAAATAACTCATTTTGAGATGTCTTATCCGTTACTCCATCACCTACTATATAGTCTTCCTGTATAATATATTCATCACCACCAGTTTCAAGTAGAATACTTCCTGTTTCGTCCTCAATAGTTAATTGATGATTAGAACTTGAAAGACCTAACGAATCCTCAATCGCATCAATATCTGTAATACCCGTTTCAAGTGTTTCTGAACCATAATCAAACAGTCGGCATCGCATTTTATATACTGGATTAGTATCCAGTTGATGAAAAGGATCATCATGATCTACAAAGTTAATTTCAAATAATTTTTTAAGTAGTGGATGATAAATTGCGTCACCCTCTAAAGGTCTATCTGCATCAGTCGCATCCGTTTCATTTTGTATATAAAATATTTCACCCTCTAATTTAGATGTTGCTATTGACCCAGATTCTAAAAGAATTGAACCAGACGATGTTGAATCTGTACCATCTTCAATTTGTATTTGTTTTGTCTTTTCTTGAAATCTTACCTTACTAACTACAAAAGTTGCTTCACTTAGATTTTCTAAACCAAACTGAGTTATCACTTCTTGCTCACCAGCATAGCCACCATCAGAATTTTCCATATACATTTCAATAAGAGATTGTGTGTTGAATTTAGATAGTGCGTCTTCTCCAAGCACATTGTCTTCTGCAACTAGTGTGCGGTCAAGATAATATACATCATGTCCGTGAATCTGAATTGCTTCTGCAATCAAGCTTGCATATAGTGATTGTTCAGCTGAAGAAGCTTGTCCTGTAGTCATTATAATCCTCCTGCATCACCAAATGGATTTGACTCACTGAAGTCCAGAACAGTATCATCTAAGTCATCAAATAACTCGTTCTGAGCAGTTTTATCAGTGACACCATCACCAATTATATATTCTTCCGATATAAGGAAACTACCATTTTCAAGTATTAACCTTTCACCAAACGAAAGTGGGTCAAGAGAAACAACTGTAGAGTCAAGAGTTGCACTGCTGGACAAATCAACTCCACCGAAGTCCAAAGAAATTGGATCACCAATAATTGTTGGTCTTTCTAGTGTAAACTGGAAATCAGAATTTGAAATTGATAGGTCGTCAGATATTGCATCAATTTCAGTGATACCTGTGCCAAGCTGTTCCGAACTATAATCAAACAACCGACAACGCATTTTGTAAACAGGGTTGTTGTCTAACTGATGAAAAGGATCATCGTGATCTACAAAATTAATCTGAAACAATTTCTTTAGTACTGGGTGATAAATTGCATCGCCCTCGAAAGGTCTGTCAGAATCAGTTGCATCAGTTTCGTTTAGTATATAAGATATTGTGCTGTCAGTAACCGTACCAGATTCTAGTTGAATAGAACCAGATTGTGATGAGTCTGTACCATCCTCAAGTTGTATTTGCTTTGTCTTCTCTTGGAACTTTGTCTTACTTACAACGAAGGTTGCTTCACTTAGATTTTGTAAACCAAATTGAGTCATGAGTTCACGTTGTCCAGCAAACCCACCACCAGAGTCTTCCATATACATTTCAATGAGAGCTTGATTGTTGAATTTTGACAAAGAGTCTTCACCAAGAACAGTATCTTCTGCAACAAGTGTACGGTCAAGATAATATACGGAGTGTCCTCTGTGATGAATAGCTTCTGCAACTAAGTCAGCATATAGAGACTGTTCAGATGCAATCGCACTCACACCATTTGTATGGAAGTGTTTATTGACTGCCATGATTATCCTACCATGTAATTTACTGGTAACTCAAACGTGAGTGCGATTTGTTCTTCTAGTTTGTTAATCTCTTCCTGTGCTTGTGAGTAAATTGTTTCACCATTCATGGTAACACCACCGAGCATCGCAACACCACTAAACTTAGACAGGTTCGCACCCCACTGTTGTTTGATTAGTGCAGTTGCATATCTCTTGAGGAAGATGTCATCAAAAATATCTGTGTAAGTTGCAGGGTCCAGTTTACGATAACACTCGACAATGATAAAGTCTGTTCCAGCAGTAAAGTCATTCTCCCAATCTGCATCGATATACAGACGATTCTGGTGTTGGTTGAAACGAATTGGTGTCTCACCCACAAGAATATGTTCTAGAAGGTCTAAGTTGTCCATAGCCATCTGATATTGAATGACAGACGTAGAAGACAGGTCAAATAAATCATTGAGACGTAACTGGTAACGCATGTCAAACATGTTACTACCACCGCCTGTATCTGTGAATGGCCATACCTGTATCACAGACACAACAGCACTTGGCATTGGAATAAAGTTATTACCCTCTAGAAATGATGCAGTGATGGAATTATCTGATGTATCTGTTCCGGTTGATGTTGTATTTGCTCTTGCTCGCGTAACTTCTTCTTCGGTAATAAGATGTTTAAGATACATCTTTTCGATACCGTCATAGTGATACTGTGCAAAGAATTGTAGTGCCTCATCGATACGATCATCTGCTTGATCGTCTGACACGTTGATATCAATGACACCAGAACCTAGTGCCCTAAAACAATAATCTTTGAATGTTGATTTACTTGTAGGTATGGCCATGAAGATATCCTTTTTTATATATTTATAACATTTGGTTTATGTAAGATATCACTTATTGTGAGGTTTTGGCGGTAATGCTTGATAACTGGACAACTTTGGTTTCCATACTGGAAATTTTTGGTCTGCATAAGCATCATGTCTTGTTTCTGGAATACTTTCTTTTGTATAATATTTCCCGTATTTTCCCTCCTTCATAATAATATTATCAAGTTCTACAGCACTAAATCCTTCTTTTTTCTTTTTATTATACCATTCCCGACATTTACATTTAGCACACTTTCCACATGGACAGTGAGAAACTAAATTTTGTAGTTCTTTTGGTAACAACTCCCATGTCTGCCACCTACCCATATGTTTAGTTTTGTGATTCATCAATGGCCATTCGATAGGAATATCTGTGTAATCTCTAACTATAGAATAATCTATTCTAGAATATGAATTTCCTCTCCTGTAATAATTTTCAACTGGTTCTGAACTTTTAAAATACCAATTTGAGGGACTCCAGTTGTATGTATTATAACCTATGCATATTAAATCTACATTATACATTTCTGATAACAAAGCAACATTATACCATTTTGATCTTACAGTTTCTAACATAGCATCACCAGCACGATCTTCTATATCTGAAAAATCAAAATCAAAATCACGAACATTTTCTTTCAGCCAATTACAGACAATAGGATACTGTGTTAAATCCTGATCAGATGCATCAAGTGTAAGTATCCGTGATATCACATCATCCGTAGTTTCAGTAAGAAGTTTATACAACATAGCTATACTATCTGAAGAAGAACTAGTTGCTGCGAAAATTTTCATAGTCTCTCCATTCATGCGGTTTGTTTCTGTGGTTTGTAAAATGTACAAACTTTATATCTGGATGAAACTCCCCACCCATATATATCCAATCATTACCTGTCTTTTCTTTATATTTTTCAGTCATTTTGTATTGCCAAGTTCTGTTATTTTTGAAGTCAATAACTTTATTATCAGCAACCCATCTGGTAAACCATTCGTCAGGGAGTGTAATGAGTTCTAGTCTCTCATTCACACTATCTCCTACAAAATATTGTTCTCCATTTACTGGACCTGTGGTAGTTCCGTTTTCAATGTAGAACTTTTGCCAATGATGAATATCACTCATAAACTTATCGTAGATGTAACGACACTCCTTCGGATAGTATTTGAAGAACCCACCATTAAGTTGATAAGCGTCTGTATCATTTCTCCACCATCCCGGCATCGCAAGAAACTGTCCCGGCTTGATTGGATAATCAAATACCTTCTTATAATCATTGACCAATAGAATGTCAATGTCCATAACACAGATAGGTTCATCAGTGTCCATCTGCATACCCCACATCTTGTTCCACTGCAAAGTTACGTCTGGATGATATGGTTCACGAACCCAGATAAAATTATACTCTGGTAATTTTTTCTCTAGGTATGTCTCATACTCTGGTCCATACTTATCACCGATACGAACTGCTACGATATCCATTTATCATACCTCTGTTTTGTTGGAGTCCATCCTCGTAAATAAGCTCCATCTGCGTGTTTTAAAACATCCAGTAAGTTATTATACGCATTCACCAATTCATCTAGAGTATAATATGCGTGTGACATGTGATAACAGAAGATGTTAGTTGCGTCGAAAAACACAGTTTTTCCTTGAATTTTTTTCAAGAGTTTATCATAATCTGGTGATATCAAGTCCATCAACCAGTATTCAATGTCATAATCATTGTGCATTTTTTGTTCTAATTTTCTCAAATCTTCAAATGCAGGCATATCTCGTTTTGCATTTTTAGATGAAATAGAATCAGGCATTACCATATTGTGAGTAAGTCTTTTACTGTAATAACCAATTTCCTTTAAAGACATGTTCATTTCTACAATCATTTGTTTTATATCCAAATTTTCTTGACAATAATCAAACAATACGATCTCACCGTCAAACTCCAATCTGTCTACAATTAGTGCAGCACGTTGACCTGCCGTAGTAGAAAATATGACATCAAATTTTTCCGTGGGTAGTTCTCCAACTCTTTCTGTATTCTCTATATAAAACTGTTTCGTTATCCTTGTCATAAATCTACTAAAATAATAATCGTTTATATCTACATTATCAAGGTTTTTCCAAGCTTCAGTTTGATGATCTCTATAGTATGAAAATGCTTTTCTTGATCTTTCATCTTTCGTAAAATTCGTGATAGTAGGCATCCCTTTTAGTTCTATCCATGGCGGGGTATAGTCATCATGATAATTATTAGGAGATCGTTTAATAACATCATATCTATCAGACATATCTGGAGCTCCAATATCTTTCCACATTGTCAAATTTAAATTCATATGTTGATGGTGAAAATATGCTTTACGGTCTGGTCTTGCCATTATGTGTGCTTTGCAAAACTTACCACTCTCCACAAAATCATAGAAGTCTGTTATCGGTGTTTGTCTTTTCTCTGGACCACCAGATACCATATCAAATACCATACCAACTGATACAATCATAGCATGGGTATGATCACAATTTAAAAGAACATCATGAACTTCACTTCTATAACAAAAATGAACATCGTGTCCAGTACCCGAACCAGTTGCCCCACCAGAAATCATAAATGTAGTAGTTTGGGTTTGTTTCTCTATTCCAAAATCCCACTTTAGTTTGTCTGGATAAACTACCAGAAACAACATATCTTTAAATCTCTTGTATATTTTTTTATTATGTGTTTCACCCACCCACAGGGTAACAAATTCATCAAAGCTATTCATTGATCTCTCTCAATACATCTTTACCAAACTGTTTGACCAACGACCTCTTCATAAGTTCTTCACGTTCCTTATTGAAACCTCCGTGCATGATAAAGTGAAACCTATTCTCGTTTGAACTGTTTAATGCTTCATGATCTACACCATTGTCAAACCAAAACCCTGTACAGTTTTCAAACGGTAACTCTTCCTTTGTGTCTGTGCGTCTTAGATAACAATTCTCTGGTTGATAGAAGGCAAGATTGATTGCACCAGCAATGTTTCTTGTTCTACCTTCTTTGTCTCTTTTCTCATTTGAATCGTTATGTGCTTCAATTGTTCCATTCGGTTTCAATAACATAAATCGCAACCGTCGATAATTTCTGTGTGGAAAATCTTCCAACCATCTTTTAGTCTCAGGTGCGACCTCTGCAATTTCTGTCCATCCCCACTCAACACTATCCTCAGATAAACCATGGCCATCTGGATTTTTTGTGTGATGCCATCCTAGTGATGGGTCAGAACCTTTCTCCACAAAACTGTGTATGGCCGCAGAACACCAACCATCTCCGTCACCGTATCTATGATCTACAAAGAACCCCTCATCATATACTGCTTGTGCTTCTTGAATGCAAACCTCTGGTATCTCTATGTCCATCTTGAGATACCAAACATCATTATCTCTACACCAATTCACAATCTGTTTATGACTCATCTACCAATTACCATAAACCGTGTACTTTTGTTTGATAGAAGTTTTGCCCCAGAATACATAACTTCTTTAATCCTTGCTTGGTCAATCAACTCCTCTTCAGAGCTAACACAATTGATATGATCACTATATTGATCATCATCTGAAGACTGTAATACATATATGGGATTTCTTAAAACAGGTTTATTCAATTCTCTAAACTTCCACATTGGATACATATGTTCACATGCACAATTAATTATGGTATCCACATCAAGTTTATATAACTGGTTATGAGGGTGTTGCCATGAACCGTGTATTCTATCAAACATAACATTTTTAATTGTTATTACATATTTTTTATCGTCCTTTAATCTTTTATTAAAGGTATAACTTATTCGTTTAACATCCTGATCAATTTCAAAGTTTTCTGCAAACTGTAAAGATTCAAAATTATCATACAAAAGAGGAACGATATATTGTGCATACCACCCAGCAAGTATTGCAACTCTTTTTGGTTTAATTTCTAACTTGATTAATTCTTGGATTATCCACAACTTACTTTCTAATTGCGATTGGTTCATGGAATCTAGTACTCTTTTTAACAAGTATGGTTCTGATGATGATAATGCGTTTTTCCAATCGTGAGCTAACTCTGGAGTAAATTTCAAATATTCCATAACGATTTTAACTCCTCAACATCACTAGTTTCTGCACTATTATTAAACAAACAAATTTTGTGGTCTTCTCTTATTTTCTTTTTCTCCATATCATCAGGAAAAATATTTCCCTTATACCATGAATATATATCTCCCTGTGGAAATCCTTGCAAAAACCCTTCATCTTCTTTCCAAGGATCATACCAATGGTGGGCAAAGTAGTTATCCAAACTTGGGTATGTAAAAAAGATTAACTCTTTGTTTAATTTAACATGATCCCACACTGGCACCATCTGTCCTTTTTTCCATAAAATAGTTGATGAGTTTAGGGGTGTTGATTTATATTTTGCATAGTTTTGTTTAACCATGTGAATATCATTCCACCAGCCGCGAACAATCCAAGGTTTGTCGTTAGGTAAATCAAAGAAATACTTTAAGTCTTGATGAATGATAACATCAAGATCAAGGAAAAGAAATTTGGAGTTATCAGGGAAATGTCTATTGTCGCCGGGGGTTTGTCCGTGACTAAACATAT